GTTTTATACGATATTTCTTGCCTTGAATAGTAATACAATCGTCAACGCAAAAATTATCATAATCGGTATATATCTTCACCCATTCCCAATGCCTTTCTCCTTCAGGTTTTATTTCTAGGTCTATTCCCGAAAGTGGCTGTATCATACCGTGGAATCTGATAACACTATAAGTTTCCACAACGTCGCCGTCGTCCATTAACTTACCTACTTTTGTCGCTGTTAATGTAGATAACCAACCTTGGACAACGTCCGCAACATTTGGGACGTTCATTTTTGATTGCGATAATGTTCTTTTGTTTGCGTTATTAATCAATTACTTTTTTAATCCCTCATATGTAATAGAGCGTTCCAAATCTCCGCTATCGACCAAGATTAAATCTGAACCTTTTTTTCTTTTCCTGGTTTCTTCTTTGATTTGAGCCCACTCTCCAAAGCCGCCTGTTTCGAAAGCTTCGTGGATTATAGCCACAGCAGTGTCTCCAATATGTCCATTGATTTCGTCAATATTCATACGCTGAACAGACGACTTAAATTTGCTATTTTTAACCAAAGTCTCTTTCAACTTTTTTTGTAACGGCATATGAAGAAAACTCCTTGCAGGAATATTTCTTTTTTCGCTACCGAATTCGTGGATAGCTCCCAACGTTGCTTCCGTTAATTTTTCCTTTTCGTCGGATTCTTTTCCGTCAGAACCTCTAACGGCTTTCGTTCCGTCCGCCCCAAGAATTCCAACCTTAACTCCAACTTCTTTTTTTATTTTTTTTAAAATTTCTTGAAGTTTTTGGTCGTCTATTTTTATATCAACGTCAACGTGGTCTTTCATATCTACCTTATAGTCGTTCCCCCATAAACAAAACCAACAGCCCCGATAGTCCTTGGATAAACGAGTGACAAATATTTAAGTCCAAAATCTGTCGTGCTGTAATAGTTTAGCGTCGGGTCGTTCAAGAATTTTGTTGGAATTCCATAACTAGCCGATACGTCCCCAACACTTTTGCTCGCCATTAAATATTGCCCCACCGAGTTAATACCCGCCTGTGCCATAGCCATATCTTTGCATAAATAATGTGCGACTAGATATAAAAAAGCTATTTTCCCATTTTCCTCGTCAAACAAACGAATAGGGAAATTAACTTTGGCTTGCCCAAATGCTTTTTCTATATCGGCGTCTATAATATAATCGGTGTTTGTCAAATCGGACAAAGGAGCGTATGGGAACTCCCTCGAAAAGTATGTTTTAAATTCTTCAACTGTGATTTCGTCTATATAGCTCATTTCAATTTATAAAAAATGAGAGGAAGATACTACTTGCGGCATTAAGTCGTTTGTAGTATCTCGCCCCCCGCATTATTAACCTTTATTTCTTTTTTCTAGTTGTTTTTGTTGTAGTAGTTTTTTCTTCGCCGCCGCCTACTATTTCATCTTCAACTAGTTCGCTTTTAATTTCTTCAACATTTTCGTTAACGATAATGTCAAGATTTTTCCAGCTGTTTGGATAAGATTTAAGTAGGTTTTGTGCGGTAATATCGTCGACGTCAACTATGCCGCCAACTCCTACACTTATCTTTTTAAATTCTTTGTCTGTTATAACAAATTTACATTTTGCAATATTCAGTAGTCTCATAAAATCCCCTCAATTTTAGTAGTCAAGATATAAAAGTTCTTCTGGACGTAATACAATTGTTCCCGCATATTGTCCGTATGCTGTATTGTAGAAATTGAAGTTATCTGCTGTTCCGAATTGTGTTACAGTAAAGTCAACAGGGATTGAGGCATACATAGTATCAGGATTCTTGTTTGCCAAAATATATCTATTGACATTTGAACTTGTATTCTTATTCATTTGTGTTTTATTCAAATATGCTAGAGGAAGAATTTTAAAGTCGCTGATTCCATATCCTGATAGGATATTAGAGAAGACTTGTGTTAAGTATTCTAGTCTAGTTATATTTGGGAATGTTGCACTAGCTGCTTTTCCTAGTCCTAGATAATCTGAACTTGGAATATAAAATCTGTTTGGCATAGCTGTGCAATTTGTGTTTGTATAATATGCGTCAAGTAATGTTCCGACAAAAGCTTGGAATTCAGCGTCGGTCATACTTGAAATTGCTTTTGTTATAATAGTAGTGTTTGTTGTTACACTTGTGTTATTAATTAATCCTGTTACGTCTGTATTAACTTTTGAGCCATACATAGTAATCTTTTGGATTCCTAAATCCCACATTTTCTTTCTAGATAAAGCAATTTGTTCGATTAAGTCGAAGTTCATAGCCGAGAAGCATTGTTGAACATCAAAAACATTATATGTTGATTTAACCGCCCAGTTAAGAATAGGGAATCTTTTTTGTCCGATTGCAATATCTGCGTTATTTAATCTTGCCTCGTTCCCTGTGTTAATAGTTCCTGTTTCGAAGCCGTTAGAAACATTAGCAACTGCGTTATGCAAAATTTCTTGCATAAAAGCCCCTGTTCCCGTTTGGAAATCAACGAAGTCTGATAAAGAAATTTCATAAAACTTTTGTTGAATAACTCGGCTTGAAATATCGGTTAAAGTTGTAACAACATATTTATATGCTGAAGCGTCTGTATTAATTGCGTTCAAGAATTCTTGCGTGTTTCTTGTATTACATATTGGATTATATTTCATTGTTATCTCCTTTTTCTATTTTATAAACATTTAACTAGCACTCGGATTAAATCTCCATCTGCTGCTGCTGCGTCAAGAGCGATACCAATTTTTGCAGCTGCTGGGTCTTCGTTTCCTGCAATTGCTGCAACTTTGTTGTATGCACTTCCTGCGGCTTTAACGTCAGCATATTGAGTAATAGCTGCACTTGCTTCCATAGTTATTACAGAATAATCGGAAGCGATTTCAACTAAGTCTCCTGCTGCGTAACCATTGAGCTTGTGTCTGAAAGGGATAACTCCGAAAACCTTATCGTCTTCTCCCGCACAAGCAGTAACTGTGATTTGCCCCGCAACTCCAGAAACTAATTTCACTGGCTGTCCAGGAGTAAGCGTGCCGCTCAAAGATTTATATACTTGACAAGTAAAAACATTAGATGTTGGCAAATATTCGACAACACCTTTCGCTGTTCCAAGTTCAAAAGAGTTTAAATTAATTGCTGTCATAATTTTTTCCTTTTATTAAAAATTAATTTGATAAACTATATTTTTTGTTGCTCTCCGCAATCCTTTCAGCCCTTGTTTTATATTCAAATTTCTCAGGTTCACAAGATTGAGAAGCAATCCTCAAGCTATTAGATTTGGAATATGAAGAAATTTTATTTTCCTTTTCGTCTTTTGGTTCATCTTCGTTTTCCTTATCTTCTTCGTCTTCGTTTTTTTTGTTTTCTTTTGCTTCCAACATTTCTTTAACAACTTTTCTTATCTTAGTTATTAAATCGTCGTCAGAATCTTCGTTTTCTTTTTCTTCTTCATCTTCGTTTTTGCAAGCATTATCTTTTTCGTCTTCGTCTTGCTTTTCTTCTTCGTTTTCTTTCTTCGCCTCCTCGTCTTCGTTTGCTTTATTTTTTTTGCACGAATTTTTGTAGGCGTCGATTAAATCTTTGAGTTCTACTTCGTCTCCGTCAACATCGATAGTATCGCCCTCATTGATTTTTTGTTCTTTTTTTTCTTCTTTTGTTTCTTCGTTTAATTTATTAAGTTTGAAAAACATAAAGTCCTCTCCTTTATTATTAAAATTGTTAACTAAAATTTTGGCGTCGGGATAGCGTGGATTTTCTACTATCGCAAGGTGAGTAAAATAGCCGTTGAGAATTTCTGCGTCATACTCAATACCACAATATCTGCCGCCCTCTCCAAATTCTGTTACTTTATACGCACTCGAAACCTTGTTATTTCCATTTTTTATATTTTCATAGACTTCTTCGTCGTTAACAATTATGTCGCAATCGAATTGTCCAGTTTCCGAATTATAATATGAGTTAATAACAGTTCCGACTGATATATCTTTAATGTTGTCTTTTGTAACTTCCTGGTGGTCTACAATTAATGGCTTTTCTACTATCGAGGGAATAATTTTTTCCAAGGTTTCTTTCCTTAATAAATAAGTTCCGTCGTCCACATCGGTATATCCTACAAGCCCTCCGACCATAACATTTTCAACTTTTAAAATTTTGGGATAAAAAATATTTTCTTCTTGTTGTTCCGTCATTAAGTTTTCCAATTAATCTCTCCTTTGGTTTTTACTTTTACCATAGTTTGTATTGTGTTGACAAGGTTTTATTCGTCAACAATTATTCTAGCAATACAGCGACAGCCAAAAGCTTCTCCTGGGTTTCCTCTTGTTCCTATTTCGTCAATAATAGGCGGCGACAAAAAAGAACACCTCCTGCCGTTTAATTCCCTATGAAGCTTTCTTGTCCTGGTATCGATATGGGTTTGCCAAATATAATCGGTGTAACCGAGATTTAATGCCCTATCTTTTGCAATTTTTGCTTTGATTAATTTGGCTTCTTGTCTAGCTAGAAACATAGCGTGCCGCTCGCTTTCCCCGAATTCTTTCATTAGAACTTCCGCTATATCTTCCTGTCGCAAGCCCTCCTCCATTGTTAACTTTAAGAGTCTTTTCCTTAATCTTTCCACCGCCCTGCTTTCCATATTTTTAATCGGATATAAAGTATCTTCCAAATATTCTTCTTTAAATTGTTGCAGGGTGCTTTCGTCGACTTTTTTAACTATTCCCAAATCCGCTTTTCCGTCTTCTTTCTTCTCGGGAATAGCCACGAGGGATTTTTCCATTAAATCTGAAACGACGGCGTCTACCTTTTCCTCGGGAATATTCCAAGCTTCTTCTTCTTGAATTTGCCGCTTTTTCAAAGCCAATAATCCGTCTAGTCTTTTCATATTTTGAATTGCTTGCTCTGTTTTAACCACCTGCACCTGTAAAATATCGGGATATGCTCTTAGGTCAATTTTATATCCTCTCGTTGACGGATTCCATTTTGCGTTTATCGATTTCAGAGCTTTTACTATCCTGGCGTCAGATTTCTTTATTTTCGCATTTCCTCTTGAATCTACATAAATATTCCCACTATTGATTTCTCTTAAAATTAACTTAATATTTGACGAATTTGATAGGGCATTGAGCATTTCTCCGCCAAAAGAGGTTTTTATGATTTCTAGTGTTTCCTTGAAAATAAAATCGTATATATGCCGAGATATGTCTCGTGCAATATCGTCGCATAATTTTTTGCTTTCTTTAATTTCTCTACTATACTTCATTTCCTGTGTTTACATTTTGCATAGGGGAAACTCCCTCGCCCGATAACTCGGCATAATCTTCGTCTCCCTTGATTTTTAATACTTGATTTATTACATTTTCTTCGCTCAATAAATCATATAATTCGCCTTTGGTAATCAGCCCCAAATTATACATATCTCGATAACGATTATATTTGGAAGTCTTTAATGCTTCTTCTTCCGTTTCTTTCATTATTCTTAAACTTTCGAACTCGATATCTATATCGTCGGGAATAAAATCAAAGACCGATTTACAAAGAATTCTGACTATGGTTTTAATTATATTTTTTGCGGGAGTTCTTATGTCTCTTTCTATCATAGAATTATAATTTTCAATATCGTCGTCGCCGCTATTAAATCCCGCCGAAGACATACCAAATATTTTCGTGACGGGCATTTTCATTGCGGAAGCTATATCAAATCTAGCTTCTTTTAAAACTTCCGACACGCCCGACATCGAAAGTTGTTTTTGGTCGAATTTATCCTCTCCGTCAAGAATTAATGCATTTAGATAGGATTTCATATAGTTGGTTAACATTATTCTCTTTTTTATATCTTCCTCTTGACCTGCGGCTACCGAACCTGCATAATTATCAATCGAATAGACATCTAGCTTCGCCTCGTCCAATAATTCATAGATTACATTTTGATTTTTTAGAAATTTATTCATAGGAGAAATTAATCTTTCTAATTCGCTCATTCCCCAACCTTGCAATTGAAGTTTTTTAAGACTTGGAGCTTCTTTACCTTTTAATCTTAAAACTCGACTTGGGTTAACCTCTACTCCGTAATAATTAAAATTAATATCTTTCCACCTGTCTCCGTTTGGAGTCATTAAATCTTGTTGCATAATATATGGATTGTTGGCAAGTTCCCAACGGTCAGCGGCATAGAATTCTATTTCCCTGCCCTCTCCGATAGTTTCTATGTCTAGCGGCTTCGCAGGGTCTTCGCCCGCAATATTAACTATCACACCTGCCCCGCCAAATAATCGACACCACTTTAAAGCATTAACCAAAACATTGACGGCGTCGGTTTCTTCTATTTTCTTTTCTAATTGTATTATATCGTCGGCGTCTAATTGTGAAGATAATATTTTAAAGCCGCCACGAAATCCGTCTTCGACAGGTTGGTCTATCATAGTTTGAATAATGCCGTGTTCGACATACATTTCGTTTAATAAAGCCCTCAAATTTGTGATAAGATAATATCGGTTATTATAAAACATTGGATTTGCGGATTGTATCGGTGCTGTTCCCATAGCCGAATTAACTCCGAGAGGCAAAGCGGGAATATCGGGAAAAATTTGTTCTCGGGCAATATTCGAAACTAAATTTGTTAATCCGTTTTTCAATTCTTTTTTATATCTTCTTTGTTTTCTCATTATAGCATATCCTTAATTGTTCCTTTCATACCAAAGTCGGAAGAAAGGGCATATCGCATTGCGTCGATAATATGGTTATCTCTATCAACTACCTCAGGCAAAATTTCGCCAGTCTTCTTATCTTCTTTATACCTATATGCATTGAATTCAGCAAGACTATTTATGCAATTTGGGTGAATTTTTACTTTAAATCTTTTTATGAAATTTATTCCTTGCTCCACGCTGCCCGCTCCTTTTTTGACTGCCCTGGCATTAATTCCTTTATATCGGAACTCGGTTATAGATTTTGGTTCAGCGGAATCGCACCAAACGACATTATTTTTGACAATATCTTTTACTTTTGGAATTGCTTCGTCGTTAGTAAGGTGTCGCTCGTATATTTCCTCGCAAACATAGATTATTCTTCTTGGGAGGTCGAGAGCTAGTTTAACGCAAGCGAAAGGGTCTTCTGCGAATCCCCAGTCTATTCCATAACGATATGTTCCAAAACTATCTATGTCGAAATTTTCTACTGTGTAATTATTAAAAACTGCCCCAGTGAGCACTCCCCAATTTCCCTCTAAATATACATTTCGATAATATGGGTCGGTCTCCGATTCTAGTCTTTGAATATCGTCTTGTGTTAAAAAGGAGTTATCTTTATATGTTGATTTTAAAATACTTTTTTTCCCGTCTGTTATGAATTTTTTATCGTCTTGCCAAAAGCCCTCAAAAAATTCTTTATATATCCAATGGGTTTTTAAAATGGGATTAAATGACATTGTTATCCTTTTAGTGAATTTGGTTTCTCCTCTTAATCTTGTTTTTAATAGTTTGAAATCGTCGTAAGATGTCTGAGTTGCCTCCTCTATCCAAATATCCGTTAAAACACCTGACGCTGGTTTAATAGATTTAATTTTCTCGGGGTCGTCTAGCCCTTTGAAGATTATTTGTTTGTTGTTAAGTAAACAGGTTATGGTGAAATCGGAAGCGGACACTTTAAAATGTGGGGTCAGTCCCATACTAGAAATTTTTCCTACTATTTCATTATAACAGGAAGATTTTAAGGAGTTGGAGGTTTTTCTAACGACCAGGGTGTTTCTTCCGTCTAATGTTCCCAAAACTACTCTTTGTGCTATTGCGTAAGATTTTCCGCTACTAGCACCGCCGAAAATGATTTGGATAGGGCAGTCGTTATTTTTAAAGACATTTTCCCTATAAATCCCGATAATGTCTTTTCCGACTCCGTGTAATCTTATTCGTTCCATTGTTTATCTTCGTCATCGAGATAAATATGTAAAGTTCCCTCGTTGTCTACATTTGTGACTTCTTGTTTTTCTACTGGTTTTTGTCCTGAGGTATCTCTTAACACTTCAAATGCTTTAACCAAATCTGCAAAGGGTGCTTCTTCGTAATTTGCTTTTGCGTATATTTTAGAGAGAAGCATAGCCCCCCTTGTTACTTGTTCGTCTTGGAGGTTATCTATTTCTTTTTTGAGTAATTCTGCACCTCTTGGGTCTTTAATAGAGGAGTTAAGAATAAGAGAGGCGAGGGTTTTTAGTTGTTTATCGGCTCTTTTTTTGATACCGCTAGCGATACCGCCTTTTCTACCGCACTCTCGTGCTTCTTTCGTGCTTTTTTTGAATTTATGTTTTTCTATGTTTTGTGGGTTTGCCATAATTTTAGTCTTCTAATGTTTTGATTAAATTAAAGTTTTTTTTGAATTTAATAAACTGATTCCAAATACAAGAGGAAAGTTCTATGTAGGACTTTTGTCGCTCTGGGAATGTATGAATAGCACAGTGGGATTCTGATAATAGGAAGATTGAGGTATAACCTTGGGGGTGGAAATGGTATTCAAGAGTTCCTATTATTTTGAAACCTGAATTTTTGAGTAACTTACCTATGTAATGGTTTAATTTTTGAGGATTTGTTTCAGTTACCCATATTTTGTGGTTATAAATCTTGGCTTTCATTTTTTGTATCTTCCTCCTGTTTTAAGTTTTCGAAGTTGTTTTTAATTTCTTTTGTGTCTCCTTTATAGAAGACTAGGACGTTTTGGTGGACTTTAACGACTTTTCTTGATTTCATATTATGTGCGGCACGCAAGTGGGCAGAGCCGACTACATTAATGAGGATTATTTCGTTATAAAGTCCGACGCCGTTTTTTTTGAATATTTTAACTATATCTTGTGGAAAACAATAATATTCTCCGTTTTTCTTATTTCTTACGTCGCCGCAGACAACGACAGCGAATCTGTTGTTTTTTAGACATTTAAGAGCTTCGCTGAAAGCGGTGTCTAGGATATTAAGAAAATCTTCATAGGTTTTTTGATTACTAGCGTCTTTTGGGTCGTCGCTATAAACTTCGAGGTCGAAGTATGGAGGGCAGCTGAACAAGAAATCTTGGCTTTCAGGTTCTAGGTGTTTTGCCACATTTCGTCCGTCGTCGCATATGTATTTTGCGTTGAGGTTGAATTCTTTAACTCTACTATTATTGAAGTCTGCCTGTTCTTTTCTTAATTCTATTCCGACGAATTCGTTACCGAGATATGAGGAAACGAAGCCAAAGACGGTGTCCCCTGCAAAACAGTCAAAGGTTTTTTGTGTTTCTTTGGTTTTATTTGGGACGAACCAACGGCAAAGGACTTCTGCCAAGACGGAGTCGAGCAGGGATACTTCTAGCATTCCAGGAGTAAGACTTGGCGGCGGCAAAGATTTTGCGTTTTCTCTTGCCTGAACTTTATCTCCTATGAAGCTATTCCAAACTCTTTTTCTTTCTTGCCAGGTGCCTGACCTTGTGTCTAATATACTGAAAGGGGACACTAGGAAGCTTCTTTTGAGAATTCCCTCTTTTTCTTTGTGGGTTTTATATTTAAAGCCCGCCATAAGACCGTCGAAATCAAAAGCGTCTAGGTTGAAATCGGGTATGCTAGAAAGTTCTTCTGCGAGTTTATCGAAGTTCCACTCGGCAAATTCTGCTGTTCTATTATCTACAAGTCGAAAAGCGTCTATTTGTTCCTGGGTTAAATCGTCGGCTACTACGCAAGGGACTTTTTCGAGTCCTATTTCTTTTGAGGCATAGTAACGAGTGTGTCCGCATACGATAACATTATTTTTATCTACTACTAGAGGGACTTTAAATCCGAACTTCAAGATAGATTCTTTGACGGGAGCTACCGCCTTTGAATTGTTTCTTGGGTTATTTGGGTATGGTTTGAGTTCTTTAAGGGTTTTTTCGATTATTTGCATTTATTTTAATCTCCTATCTAATAATCCAGCTTTTACTAAAAGTTCTTTTGAAATATCTGTGAGATAAGTTTTTATTCCCTCTGGGATTTCTTTGGTTTTGGCGAGGGCGTCGGCTTCTCTAATTGTGTTAACAATTAGGTCGAGCAATAGTTTTTCGTTTGGAGCTACCTCTTGGAATTCGAATGCTTTATTGAAATTGAAATTGACCTCGTCGTTTTTTTGGAGGGGAATAATACAAGTTTCTGTCAAGCCGTCTATCATATCGTGAATATTTTCACTGATTCTATCGAAAAGCAGGTGGTCTCCGTAGTAATTTGTGCCGCTTGCGTTCCAATGCAACATTTTGGAAATTATATAAATTAAGTTAAGATTATTAGCGATTATTAACAATTTTTCTTTCATACTTTTATCCTATCATAAAAATTAAAATATAACTACTTTTTTTTTCTTCCTCCCATTCTGTATTCCATAAGATTTTTAACTCCTATTTTTAGTTCTTTAAGGACGACGTCTTCTTTATACAAATCGAGACCGAGTTTTTCGCAAATCCATTTATATGAAAAGGGTCTCATAGATTTTGAACAAATCCAACGCAGGGCGTCTCTTTGATAACCTTTATCTTGACCTGTGCGGCAATTGAGAAGATATGCGTCTTTTATGGCTTGAATTATAATCCAAATCAATAATCTTTCTTCGCTATTGAATTGATATTCTTTGCCATATGTCGCTTGATAATATCTTTTCATATTTCCCGAAAATTAATACCTCCATAAGTCGCAAGTAATAATTTTTTCTTCAGATTATAGACGGGAGTTTTGAAACCTTTTACGTCTTCGACAATGAAGTCTTTTAATTTAT